CCCCCCCCCTCATTAATACTCCAATAGCAGAAGATGGGGATTATAATATTATACCAAATAATATCAATGAAAAAGGAAAAGCTTCTCTTGAACAGGGATTTCCTGTAGAAACTTCTATTCCTTTCAATCAAGGTGGTTGTGCTCCTCGTCGGTTGGATATAAACGGTTTTTTAAATCTTCTTTCCAAGCATTTATACTGGTATCAGAGCGGTGGTTTAGCTCCCTATAGCAGGGATTTAGATTACGTTCCTGATAATTTAGTTTATCATAATGATAATATTTGGTTATGTGTTGCTAACAATGGTCCACAGAATGGTGGTATAATCGCTCCGGGAGCAAATACCAATTATTGGAAAACGTTACCGGATAAATTTGGATTAGCCTATAATTCTTCGATTAATGCCGCTACTACTAATTTGGTACGAGAAGTAACTGCTTCCGGTAATAATATTAGAGTGGTAAAGCAAAACGGTTCCGTCTCCAATTATACTATTCAAACCGGAAATTGGACTTTAGCAATGGGAGAAACAGGTTGGGCTAGGGAAAATATAACCGGTTTTACCATTCAATGGGGAAGATCCCCTAACGTAGGAACACAAAGAGTTTATTTTCCGAGAACCTTTAGATGGGCCGGAATAGTAGTAGCTACTGAAATTAGCGACCGCACTCGTTCTTTCGCTGTTAATGCTGTTGATAACAGTGGATTTAATTGGTGGCCAGGTAAGGGAGATTATTGTTATTACATTGCAACTGGTATTTCTTAATATACAAACCCTTCTTAATTAGAAGGGTTTTTATTTTTTAAATTGTCTTTGTATTTCTTATAAATCTGCTTAATCATCTCAGTATTTTTCTGAATAGCTTGTTCATTCATATAAATACCATGTTTAATATCGTCAAACATGATAGAGCGTTCGCAGTAATAATAACCTAATAAAAATCCAAAACAAATAGCAATAGCAATAGCTGTAGCTCGTCCTAATCTTATCGACCACTCATTTAATAATAATTTCATACTTTTCCTAATCGGTTGTCTATAAATTTTTTGAAATAATAAGTTAAAGTTCTTACTCCAAGATAAGCGGCCATGAAAGAAATTCCACAAGCTGCTAAAGCATTAACTTCGTAACCTTGTAATATCCAAAATACCCCTATTGCAGTAGCTCCTCCTGAAAAGGCTTCCCACAATGCCTCAAAAGCAGAAAACTCAATAGGTTTTTCTTTTCGTTTTTCTCGCCAGTCATCTACATAGCGTAAAAGACCGGCTATAAAGCCGAAAAACCTCCTACACAAACAATAAGGGTGTTAATCAAATCTGAATGCTTAATCATATTATCCTCGGGCACTTTGATATAAAATTTTTATCAAAAATATTTTAAATATCCAAGAAAACCCTTAGAATAAAAAAGGCTCTTAATTAAGAGCCTTTTAAAAACGATTTATATAACTTTGTTAAAATAAATCTGAAAGTTTTAGTAAAACTTTAGGATAAGCAGTACCATTATCGGGATTTTCGTTATAAACCATTCCCGTACTTTTTACAAAAACACCATTAATTCTTAAAACATATTTTCCTGGTTTTCTCTGATTTTCTGTATAAAGAAATTTCCATCCTTTATGATTTTTAATTCTATATTTAATTCTTTCAATATAAGTAGTATCGTCAGGTGCAAATTCGGGAAAGAAGGATTCACCAGAACTATTGTCGTAAATAGAATAAATGTACATCATTTTTAATCTCCTTATAAGTGTATTTTTATAATTACCACCATCTTCTCCTTCTTCCAACATACGAATGGGATGATGATCCACTACTACGCGATTCTCTAAACAGCCTTTCCACTTCATTATCAACTAATTTTTCAGTATCTTTATCTAAATAATTATTAAGCGTAATAATATGCTCTTTGGTTACTTGGGCAATTTTTTCACAAATACCTTTATACTTAAAATCTGTGTTTTTCTTAGTTTTCCATCCATTACGTTCGTAATAACTGAGATATTTTAATGTATTTATAACAATCTCATTATCGGTACAGATAGTTACCTCACAGGGTTCCTTTAATTTTCTAAGACCGTCTAAAACTGCTACTAAGAGGACGCTCGCAGTGGATACAATATCATATTCAAAGGTATTTGGATCATACACTTCACTTTTCTTATGACTGCCATATACGAGTGTATAAGCACAAGTACCTTTTCCGCGAAAGTTACTATATTTTCCTGCTATGTACAAAAAAACTTTTTTCATAATTCCCTCTCAACATTTTTCTCTATTATAAAATACTTTGAAAAGTTTTTCAAAGTTTGCTTTTTCTAAAAATTGTAGTATAATAAAACTATAGTAAATTTTTTTGGAGAATATTATGACAGTTTTTAATAAATTTTCTGAAGGTGTAGATACAAAGTTTGGTGAAAATACTCCCTACTCTTTTGGTGATGATTATAATGAATACAGTGAGGTAGAAAGCTCTTTGGAGCACTACAGCGATTTTGCTAAGGGTGCAGTTAATTTTCTTCAAAACAACAATGTCAACCTTCTCAATGTTCGTAGTTTTTATGTATATGGTTTAGGTAAGTTAACTACCATTAAAGCAACCGTTTCTGAAAAGAAAGAAATCAAAGAAATTGCTAATATATTAAAAGATTATTGCGAATTGAATGGTCTTAAAAATATGAGAAGTTGGAGATCGATTGGTATTTTAGAATATGCCTCTTACGTAAATCTGGATAAACGTATTCCTGATATTGACAAATATTGCGATATTAATTATCAGGAGTATGAAGACGGAGATAAGGAAGGATATGTTCTTTTAATTCATGCCGATTCTCTTAATTAAAATAAAAAAGCCTCTCTAAATTAGAGAGGCTAATTTTTTAGTAATTTCCATCACAAGGTTGGTAGCAAGTGAGTCCTAGTTTTCTCCACATGTCTACTACCGTTTTTCTATCTTCAAAAACCGCTTGAACTTTATAACGAGATTCAATTTTGTTTTTATAAATTTCTTCTTTTATGACATAGTCCGGACGATAATCTCTGTTTTTTCTCATATAAAGATTTTTAGAAATATTTACTTTTTGGGATTCCGGATCTCCATATCCTAAGTTATTAGCTAACCAATCAACAGTTTGCTCCCTATATTTTTCTGATCTTCCTGTTACAAACAGGATTTCCCCAAATCTATGCAAATAATAAATCATATCAATATTTGCTTGAATAGGACCATCTTTATCTATATCTTTATAAAAATTATCCCAATCTTTTTTATCTCCTTGGATAAAATGCAATCGATGTTCGAGATTTGCTAAGACACCATCTATATCAAAAATAAAAGCGTGTGAAAATTTCATAAGTCTTTTTTCATCCATATAGCATTTTCTAAAGGTGGGTTTTCTGAAAAGATTTTAAGTTTTTTGTATCCTAATTTATTATACCATTTTTGCATCCAAGTATTCTTTTCTACAAAAAGAATTATTGTTTTTATACTCATTTGATCTGCGACATCCTCTGCAATAGAAAGTAATTGAGTTCCTATTCCTTTATTTCTCATATTTGCATCTACCGAAAGATTAGCGATATAAAGAATTTTAGGATTATCATTATAGGTATAAAGGACTATTTTGGAAATTTCGTTTTCTAAATAAATTAAGACTTTATCTTGAGAAGTGTTATAATTAACAAAATAATCAGAAGGGACTTTGAGATTCATAATATTACTCTAAACAAAGTATATCCTAAAATTTCGTCTTAAAGTCTTCTGTATAAATAATTTCTTTAATAGGAGTTGTTTTAATTAGCTCCATACAAATAGGACAAGGTTTAGCGAGCTTAGCATTTCCTTTTCTATCAAACCGAAATATCTCTATTGAGAAAGCTTTAGATATTCTTTTACCTGCCCTTAAAATTGCAAGTACTTCCGCATGTAAATAAACCTTCTTTTCCTTTCCTACCTTCTTAGCGTATTTAGCTTGTATAGGATGTGTTTTAATATAAGAGTTATTTGCTCTTGAAATTATATGTCCACGTTTATCCCTTATAATTGCTGTAATGCAATATTTCCTTTTCATATTAAGGAATAAATACCATAGCAAATTAAAATAATACCTGAGGCCATTATCCAAAATAATAACGCTATAAAAGTAAGCATAGCTATTAATTGACTAATACCATTTTCAAAAGAATTTATTCTTGTTACACAACATAATATTATGCTTACAAACTCTATTATGAATAGAATCGAATAGCTGTATATAAATAAGTCTTTCATTTTATGATGTGGGGATTATCGGTTATTTTAGAAGGAAATAAATAAATTATTTTATTATCTTTTTCGTGCCTATATAAAACAGGTTTATTTTTATCAAAGTAAATCAAAGTAAATCAAAGTAAATTCATTTTTACCATGAAATACATCAATGTATTCCTTTTTATATTTATCTAAATTTTTAGTCGGATATACCTGTCTATGGCATTCTGTACATTCACCCAAATCTCTAGGCTCATACATATCCGATGGTATTTCTGTATTTGCATAAGCTAAAACAGGAAAAAGCAAAAGAAGAATTAGGCGCATCATATACCCTTTTATCTTACTGATTTATATAAACAAATCATAGCAAAATTACCTGCCCATTCTTTACCATCTAAAGTATAAATCTTTTGCTTATTATCTTCTACTTTGACTATAACTAAATCATACTTCTTATTTAACTTTTCTGCTCCTTGCCCTTTTAACATAACTATTAAAGGAACATAAGAAGGTAATTGATTGTTATCAACTTGTACAAAATTAGCAGAAGAAAATAGGATTAAATCTTCTTTTTTAATTTTTAATTTAATTTTTACATCACTTCCATCTAATTCTTGAAATATACTTATTTTTACATAAGCTTTTTTAGAAAATAAATCCTTTTCACTAACCGGCATAGAATCAGAATAACTATTATCAATAGTCATTATTTCTTTTTGTAATTTAGGAGAAAAACCAACTCTTAAAGTACCCTGCTTTATTTCTTCTCTTATATTTAAACTTGTTTTAATATAAGAGGCATCACTTTTCTTATAATACTTTAGACCAAAACCAATAAAACTCATAATTTTACCTTTAATGCTTCATATTCTTTAATAACGTTTTTATAAGAATCCGCTAATTGATTCAAATAACCTTCTTTCAGTTCTATTAACTTAGCTCCTCCTTTCATACATATTCACAATATCTTTATACATATTTACCTGAGATTTTAAATAGTTGGGTTCTAATTCTATTAGTTTAGCTCTTTTTTCTAAAAGATGCATAATTAGATAAAGAGAATGTGTTGCTACAAAAACTTGTATATTAGGCAAAGATAAAAATACTCTTTCCATACCTACTAGAAAAGCGCCTAAGGTATCCATAGAGTTACTATTTTCTGGCTCATCAAAAAGAACAGCACTTTCTTCCTCTTTAAGTTGACCATGTCTGCTTAAAAAATAGCTATAATATTTAGCCCGTTTTTCAGCCCCGCTTAACATGTGGTGATAATTCCAAAAACCGGCAAAATCATCAAACGTTTCGCACACAGATAAAGCCTGATCTTGGGAAAACTCATTAGGATTATAACAATAGGCTTTTGTTAATTTATCTACGCATATAGTACTTCTATCTTCCCTTAGAGAAGTACCTGTAATTAGTTTTTCGTTATGATTGCTATTATCACACCCATTTTTAAGCAATCTTAATAAACTCGTTTTACCACAGGCATTAGGGCCTATAATTACATTAAGTTTGTCAAACTCAAAAGATACATTTGTCTTCCTAGGTAATTTTTTAAAAATATGTTTATAACCGCTTTTTAAAATAAGGGATTTAATCATTTATAAGGTTCCGGTAATTTTCTAAAAGCAACTATATCATTTATAACACAAGCAATAGGCTTATCGTTAGAAAACCAACACGGAGCTAACCCTTTTGAAAAATTAGCTATTAAAATACTTCCATCTTTATGCTGTACAAGCCACGGATTATTAGAGTCAGGAGGTATAACAGTAGGATAGCCATTCCAATTATTGGGATCATAAACAGAAATAAATTGGTCTTTACCTATTGTAAAAGTAACGTTATATTTATTTGGACAAACTCTAAATAAAGTAATTCGATCTTTTTCACTACATAGAAAACTAGCTTCTATTTCGCTATCTTTAAAAAATTTATTAACAACTTCTTTTAAATCTTTATCTTTAATTATCCACATATATTTTTCGCCTTTTTAAAATAGGAAAATTATTTTAATTATTTAGGGATTTCTCTAAAAGCAATTACATCTTCCCATTTTTCTCGAGACTTAGGATCCCAATTATAAAAAGCTAAAAAAGGATCATTAAATAACTTTTTAACTTTTACCATATAAAGACCAACTTTAGGAGGATAAATTGTAGGATAACAATTCCACGCATTTTCATTATAACTGATTTTTTCAAATTCTTTCAAATTCTTTCAATAAGACATGAAATTGAATATTACAAATATTACTCCCATTATCAAAATGAACGTATTGACTTTTTTCTTTTACTGCTTCTTCACATTGTTGATCTATATAAGTCTGACTAAAGAAATAATATAAATATTTCTCTGTAATAGGATTATTAATTTTCCACATTTTCTTTATACAATTCCGGAAGTTTTTTAAATGCAATAATGTTTTGTTCAGGCTCTAATTCTCGGAGTTTTAAAAAATGCCAACCATTACCAATATCATTAACTTGATAATTTCCTAATATCGTTACTTTATGATAATAGTAAGCTACTTTCAATTCACCCTCCCTTGTTTGAACTAACCATTGAGACCATCTTTCTTTTTCATCAACCTCTGGTTCAATTTCAGGATAAGGATTCCAATCGTCCTCGTCATAAAGTTGCTCTATAGTAAGTTCTGTAAAGGGAAGACGTAATTCTGTTCCTTTCATAAATACAGGCAACTTGGGAGTAATATAATTAGAGCGGCCACTACGAACAGGATCTATGGTTATATAAGTGGCTTCAGGAAAATTTCTTTTAGTAAAGTCTACCATTAAAAAGATTTTTTCTTTATCAAAAAGACTGCAAAAGAAATTTTGGATTTTTTGATCTTTAAAACCGTATTTATATTTCATTGGAATACCTACCGGGGAGTTTTCTAAAAGCAATGACCTGAGTTAATTGATAACCACTATCTTTTTCTTTATCCGAAAACCAAAGACCTTGTCCTTTTGCCGCTTCTGCGAAAAACCAACCTACACGCAATTCATTATCTTTACATTGAACTAACCATTCTGAACAACCTTTAGTCATAGGTTTAAGCTCAGGATATGGATTCCAACTTTCTTCATCATAAATATATTCTATCTTTAAACTATCTAATGGAATATTAATTTTAGTCCCTACTGAGAAAATTTTAACCTTTGGTTCTAGATGTAAAGTACCTTCATAGCAGGGATCAATAATAACAGAATTGGCTTGAGTATATTTTTTTACAAAAAATTCAATGTATTTTGCTAATTCTTTTTTATCAAAAATACTGTAAACAGTCTTAGCAATTTTAGGATCGGCAACAACATAAGCTTTCATTTTATTCTCCGTATATTAATTTTTTAAGTTTTTCCATAGAACTTTCAAATTCTAATGCAGCGGCGCAGTTGTCGTCAACTTCCTCTATATATCTTTCTTCTTCAGAGATATGCGTGGCTTTTGGTTTATACCAATTTATCCGAAAATAAGGAGATACTGTATAAAAACAGTTATCGTTACAATCGTTTATAGAAAATTGACAATAGTGCGGGATAAGCTTTTCCTTATAAACTTCCCACAACAAATCTTTTAAAAGAAGTAAAATACTACAGGCACTATAGCTTCGGTCTGAGCAAGTTATATTGAAAAATAAATTACTACAGGTTTCTACCTCAAACCCTTCCAATCTTCCTTCTTTTTTAGAGAAAACAATTCCGGTGGGATAACCTAAATCCTCCTGTTCAATAGGTATCCATTGAGTATCCATTTTGCTGGAATAATATGGTAAAAAAGCAATATCAAAATTACTATCACCGCAAGTAAAAAGCTCTTTACACATGAAGGATTTTATAAAATCCTTAATCTCAAAAACCGCTTTATCAATATCTTCTCTTTTTAAAGGATTCAACTTCTTTTCTTTGTAAAAATTAAGAGCATAAAACCCTAAAGTTATTGTACCTGTTCCCCATGTTCCCATAATTACTCCTTCAAAGAAATGTTTTCAATTTTAGCCCGTTCTTCTAAAATCTCTTTATATGCAAGCATTACTTTTAATTGCTTTTCCAATAATTCATAAGAACAACTAGGAGTAAAATCAAGAGAATTATTACGCCATTTTTCAAGCATAGCAGCCAATTTATTAGAACGATCCTCTAATTCTTTATATTCGATATAAAACCTATCCTTGTAATTTTCAGGAATTTTAATAAAAGTTTTTAACCTTTGTCCATCTACGAGGTAACCGGGGGTACAACTGCGGTCATCACTATCTTCGTAAGACACAAAATAAAAATCTTTTAACCTTTTTTGCCAATTAGAGTCTAGATTCTCCGCTTGTTTACGTTTTCCTAACCAAGATAATAGATTATCGATATTAATATCATTAATTTTTATAGCATGCATTGGAGCGGGAATAGTATAAAGCATTTTAATATCCTAACAAAGATCTATAAAGAGAAAGAGACTTAGCCTGTAAAAGATTATCACAATACTCGTAATCCGTATTTTCTAAGACTTTTTGTGCTCTCTGTTTACTATAGAGATAAAAGCCATGATATTTGGCTATAACCTCTTCAGAAACTTCCTGATATTTATTAGTAAAATCGTAACACATAAAATCTCTAATAGAAGTATGAGGTTGAGGATAATCTACATAAAAGTTTGTCTCTATATAATTATCCGCGTGAAACAGGTCTTTTTCAACTAAACCAGTAATAGCAAGGTCTATATCCACTAAATCTCTGAAAAGATTTCTAAGCTCTTTTACTGTTTTATTTTTACAAAGCTTTTTAAAATCTTCTCCTGCTATTCCTACAAAATGCTTTAAAAATTTTCGCTTATCTCCATCTTCACATAGATAGAATAAACGACTATGCATATAATCATTATCTTCTATGATAAGGCCACATAGCCAATTAAGGATACTAACATTAGACTTTGCACATAGTCTGATAGCTTTACCAATATCGTAAGCTTCAACATCGATATTACCATCGGAGTAATTTATAAAATCCTTATACTTATTTATAAGAAAATATTTATCTATGCTTTTTTCTTTATAAATAATACGGATATCATAATCGCTGTCCTTGGAAGCGTATCCGTAAGCATGGCTTCCAAAGAGACAGGCAAATAAAACGTCTTTATTATAAGTGTCTTTAAACTTTTGAACAGCCTCAATAGCAATGGGATTATCAGTCGTTCTATAAAACATTTTACACCTCAGGAAGTTCTCTAAAAGCAATTATAGCAAATTCCGGATGCTTCCATGCATTATTTTCATAAGTCATAGAACGCATTTGTCCATCTTTATTATGGACTAAATAATGATGATTATTTTTAGGAGTCTCTTTAGGATAAGCTTTCCATAAAGATCTTTCGTATTCTTTTAAAACTTCTTTAACCGTCTTTTCAGAAATACAAATATCATTAGGTACACCGTAGGTTCTTCCCTCAATATCAATACCTAATGTGCCAAAAACAGCGTAATTAGGATTTGTTAATTTATTAACGAGAGTAAAATGAGGAACATCATTTATTATGGAAGTAGTATCTGGTACGATTTTAAGATAAGTGGGCTTTTTTAAAGCTCTATCTTCTTCGCACTTAGTGTATTTTCCATCAAAGAAAGTATCTAATTCTACACTGAGGTCGCCTAAAAAATCCCTAATAATAAAATCACCCTCGGAAAAACACTGGTACACTTTGCTATCGAGGCGATCTCTGAATTGATTACAGTATTTTGATGTAGCAGGATTCTCTACTTTAATGCAGTTAAATTCACGATTAACATTAGGGTTGTTTTTAAACCAAAGAGGCTCTTCATCTACGCCATATTGAAAAGCCTCAACATTATTATATAGCTTATAGTACATATTTGTAAATTTTTATAAAAACTATTTTTTCTTTAAACTTCTATCTCTTCATAATCTACTAATAAAACAGGTTCTTTATATTTAACCTTTTTATTTTTTATATCTCTATTACGTTCTATAGTATTTGTAATGGTGTCCATAGCCGCATGAAATTCGCTCAAACAACTATACACCTGCGTTTCTAGTTTATCTATACGATTTTTACTTGCTATAATTTCTTTTAATGCAGTGCTTTCTAAAAACTTATCTTCCCCATAAGCGTTAGAATAATAAGAGACAAGAAGAATGAGTCTTCTATATTGACTAAGAAAATCTTGTACATTATCTCCTAATTTATTGTATCTATATACACATTCTTCGTTAGTATTATTATAAAGAGTTTCCTTATAAAGCCAGCTATAATCAGTAAATCTTACAAAATAGACATCATCACTAATAGGATAGTTTACTAAAAAATAAGTCTGTTTAAGGATTTCAATAATTCTATTAGTAATATCCTGATCATAATAAATCAGTAAATATTCTTCTAATGTCTTAATATGAAAAGGTTTTGCCGGAGTTAAAATACGATCTCTAAAAAAGAGTCTTAATGCCTTTTTTGGCTTTATATTCAGTTTCTCAAACTCTTTCGCTTTAAATCTATATTCTCTGCTTTTTTGGTCAGAAATTGGTGTGTTTCTAATATCTAATTCACTATCACAAATATCATTAAGATAAGTTTCCGTTTCTATACTCCTTTCTAAATTCATCACAAATATCAAAAACTTTTTCTAATTTAGGGTCAGGAGATTTTAATTCACTTACTTTGTCTTCTACCATATCAAGAAAAGTAAAAACGGCAGCCTCACTATCAAGAAGCGATTCTACTAAATCAAACTGCGCCTGCAACTTATCATCATATAAACCGTATTCTTCTAAAATATCTACAATTCTATCTAGACTTATCATTATATTTCTCCGGTAAACTGTGAAAAGCGACTACGTTATCTAGTTTATATACATTGACTATTGCATAAAAATATTTACCCTGTAAACCCTCGTAAAACTTAGCTATGCATATATGACCCTGTTCGTCTTGAGCAAGCCATTCTTTCTTTTCATTACATTCAGGAATAATTTTAGGGTAAGGATTCCATTCTGTTTCACTGATAGGAAAGATATCAAGGTGTTTAGTAGGAATAAACAACTTATCTCCCACTATTTGTAAATTATAAAGGTTTGTTTTAATATCATCTAAATCTACAAACACACCGACATTACTGTTATTCTTATTTTCTGTAATGTACTCAAGATCCTCATTAACAGTTTCCTTAATAAGGTCATGCAAAGCATTACCAAAAAGAGTGTATAATGCTTCTTTTAAATTTTTATCATTTATCTCTACATTACAAATCATATTTAAACCTTTTCATAAGAAGATACAAATATATCATATTTGCAGGGATAGATTTCACCACTTTGATTCCGTATAATATAATCTCCTTTAGAAAATCTCATAGTACCTTCTAAGGTTTCTATAAATCCGTTTTCTTTATCGCAAAAAGAAACTCTATTATCAAACCAAGAGGGAGGCTCCTCATAACCAAATCTAAAGGCTTCTACTAAAGTCTTTTTTCTATAAAGCATTTACTCACCTATAAGAAGATATCTGTTTAAAAATCCTTCTTTTTCTTCTACCCAAAGATTACCATCAAGGTTTCTACAAATATAGTTACCAGGAGTAAAAGAAATGGTTTTACCGTCTTCATAAATAAGTCTTTGAGGAATACAAACTCGTTTACAGTTAGTAAACCATTCAGGGGTTTCGTCATATCCAAATATAAAGGCTTGAACATAAATTTTGGGACGAGCCTTTCTTTTATATATTTTATCACTCATTTCTCTATTTTACCTATTTTATAATACGCCTTAATTCTTTCTTCAAATTCATGCGGCCAAATTTGATCTATACCGTCATCCATAGTCAGACAACTTTCAAAGACAACATATAAAAACAGATGATCATCATTATCTAAAATAATATAATAATCATCTTCGTCTTTTTCAAAATCAATTTTTGGATAACCTGTTGTTAGTAGCATCTTTCTAACCTCACTAATACGCTATTAGTAGTATCTTGTTCTATGGGTTCCTGCCAATTTGGGATATCATCTTTGATAAGATCATTTAAACAGTCTGCTCTCGTTGTTTCTTCATAATAAGATAGACAACGAGAGCAGGTAACTTCATCATCTCCAAAGGAACAATAAGCATATCCATTTATACAAGAGATAATAGGTTGTTGACATACACAGCAATATAGCTGTCGATTTTTCTTAAGATTTACAGTTTTAACATTATCTGTAAACCTTATATTAGATAAATTTGTAATCATCTAAAAAGAAAAGATTTAACTTTTTGAAAGAAAGATTTTTTAACAATAATAGGAGTACCTAATTCCATAAAGCCACTATTATTACTCTTATAAGCATCTACAATTGCTTTTAATTCCTCTAATGACTTAGGATTAACTACAGGTTTAACAATATCTTTTTTGGATGATTCTTCTATTAGCTTATCTACGGTAAGATTACAATATTCATCTTCCCAATCACCTAATATATAAAATCTATCTATACAACAATCCTTCTTATCATTAATAAATATACCAAATAAAATAGGATCTCTATAGATTTTATCTGCTTTTCTGCGTCTTTCTTCCTTATTAGTGTAATCTGTATAAAGTACCAAAAATTCGTCAAAGATATTTTTAGTCTTTTCGATAACACCAACAATTTCATCCGGTATTTCTCTAGGATAATTTTTAAGCTCAATCAGCTTAACAACACGAGAGTTACCATTTACTCGATTGTCAGGATTATCAACGTAGTCAATAATAGTGTCTTTATAAATAAATTGATTAATACCTAAATCAATTAAAGTCTTTTCCTTTTCTAAAACTGACATTATAAACAAAATCTTTTTAAGCCCCACAATTTGACCTGTACGATGGTACTTGTTAGCGAGATAAAAAGCCTGTTTATAAATCTTATCTAAATCATTTTTATCGAAAAAGACTTTCTTATTTTTAAATTCTTGAAATAATTCGTCTGGTGTCATAATTTAAACCTAAAATAAATAGTTTTATCTTTAAGAACAATATCACCTACTTTACCTTCTAAAGTTACTCCGTATTTACCCTGTCTATTATAAAAAATATCATCAGCTCCTAGCAAACGGTGCTTTCTTAGAAGTGTTGTGGCGGGAACATCTACTAGGTTATAGAAATCAGCTATTGTTTTTCTAGAAGCTCTTTTCAGTAAATAAACCGGGATATAAAGTAAATCCTTCACTACGTTAAAATTCGGTTTTTCTAAATTTCTTTCAGAAAGAGGATAACTTTTTAGTAGGGTTGATTGAAGTAGAGACCCATAACATGAAAAAGGTGTTGTGGTTAAACGGTAATATCTTTTATTATGAAAGAAGTAGAGAGCATTATCCATATTCTTATAAAGAAATATTAACTCATGTCTTAGGTCTATAAATCTTCTAAGAATACTGTCTACATTTTCGTCATATTCTGGAATTTGTTCCCATAACTTTGGAGAAAACCATTTCATCTTCCTTCACCTCTTATATACACAACATACATATCATATAGCATCAATACCCAATTTATAGTTAGTAACCAAACAGGAAATACACATACTCCTGTTACTATGAGTTGTAAAGTAGCACTAATGGTAACTAGATAGAAAATAGCTATAAGTATATGCATTATTAAAAGTTTTGATAATCTGTTATAGAAACCAAACCTCTAGGAATATCATAGGTTACTGTGATATCTAAGGAAGACTCATTTTCCCCTACATTAATAACGCTTCGAGTTTTTGAATTTTCAACGTTTTCTAAATAAGATTCCGGATAAACGTTTCGAATAGTTTTAAGAAAGTTTAAACGAGAAACTGAAACTAAAAAATTACCTTGTTTAAGGGGACACCAATTAGTAAGATTTTTTAAAGTCCGAATATAGTGAGATTTATTCATTTTATTCACATGCCTTGAAAGCAACTACTTTCTTATAAGTGAAGGGAACATCATTCGTAGTAGACCACAGGGGAGAACCTTTTCTAAATTCTTTACATTTTAATACTTCATATCCCCCATTTTCTAGCTGAACTAAAACAGGAGTGTCTACCGGCACAGTTTTCTCATTAAAAGAAGTTGTCCATTCTATTGCTGAGTAATGAACGAACATAATACGAGGAATAGTAATAGTAAAAGAAACTCCAGTTTTTGCTTCAAAAGAAGGAACTTGTAGTATGATATTATCAGCAGGTTTTTCTGAAAAATAATTATCTAAAAAGACCTCTGTAATAGCCTCTCTATATAGTTCATACGACGTAAAAAGTTCTCTAACTCTTTTTTCAACTTCCCAAGCAAGAGCACAACGAAGAAAACCTTCTCGGGCATTTTGTTTTATGTTAATATTTTTAGCACTATCCGTCATAGAAGTATCAATAAAAGTTTTTAACATTATCGCACCACCTTACTATTTTTAAAAAACTTTTCTATTACTTTACAATTTACCTTAGTATCGAGCTTTGCCCAACCACAAGGATAAAAATCTTGTTGAACAAATTCTAAAGCATCTAGATATACAGAAACTCTTAAAAAGAAACTTTTTGAAGATTGAGAGTACCTGAAGTCTTTAAAAATTTCCAATTCAGAGGCGATCTTTTTATAATATTGAAAATCTTCTTCTCCATAATTAGATGTTAGGGAACTATCAAAAAAGACATAACCTTCTTCTGTAGATAATTCCGTGAAGAAAACATCATCGTTAGGCGGCAACAAATAGTCTTTACTAACAATGATAGGAATACCATTCTTTGAAAGAGTTTTGTACATCATCTTCTCCTATTAAACATAACTTTATTATAAAGAGAATTTACTAAAATTTCAAGGCAATAAAAACCTTCCTTTTTAAGGAAGGTTCAAAAATTAATCCATTATGCCATTAGTTAAAACTGCTAATCCGTTGTCCTTATTTTCTATCAGAATATATCCTTCATCAACCGGTAATTCCAATTTACCTATATTAGCGAGTTTAAAATTACTATATTCGAAGTTAGCTATACAATCATCTAATTTTTCCCAATATTTGCTATCGTATGCAAAAGTAGCAAAAGCGAGATAACCAAAAGGATTATTGGTAGCCAATTTATAAATTCTATCGAGAGTTGCAATAAAATTCAAAGGATTTCTTACTTGATCATACTGATAAGTAATCACAGCTGCTACCATATTCTCTAAAGAGTCTTCTAAATACCTGTAATATTTTTCAAAACCTTTAGGACAACCATTTATCATTATAGATAAATTCGCTAAAGCATTATTTGGATTTTCTATAAGAGCTTTTTTAGTATAACTAACTAAAGCATTTAAATCCTTTGATACGCTATAAATGTTTGTATTAGATGCAAATCCATCATTGGATACCAAAATATCGTACTCTTCATACTCTTTCATAATAATTCCTTTTAAAGTTTTCTATAAATTTTTTCATAAACCGTGTGAAGAAAAGTAGCATAAATTTCATCACCCGGTTTTCCTTCTCCAATATTATTAAAATAACTCTGACAAATGTGTAAAGCTTCGTGAGCAATAGTACTATAAAGCACCTTCTTTTTTAAATCCTTTGCAATATAAACAATATGGAGGTTATTAAGATGCCAACTTAAACCATAAGAATCAATATAATCATCAACCGCTATATTGTATTTATCTTGATACTTACGAAGCTCTTTTTTAGTTCTAATTACTTTAATACGTATTTTTATCATAATTTCATGTAGTCGGGTATTGGTAAATTATAAGGAAGATAATCAGGATACTTTGGATTAGGTAATAAATTTTCCATAGTATCTTCCTCAAACAAATCCAATTCTTTGTTATAATCTAAAATAGTTTTTTGCCAAACAGTATAACCATTTTGAACAGAGTTTAAAAAAGCTATAAATTCTCTTTTCTCCTTAGAGTTTAAAATCCAATCTTTTTTGCCCGCCATTCTTCCTACATTAGCATGCTCTATGTAAATAGGTTCATACATAGAAATATGGGCAACTTTGCTTGCTTTCTGTTTGCTGGGCGCATTATAAAGTTTTAAATAAGCATTTCCTTTATGCATAACATCAGGATTAACTTCTATAAGCATTTTTCTTTGTACGTCTCTAGCGACCGTTGCCATAGCATGCAAATCATACTCGGCCAATCTTTGATAAGAATTTACTTTCATATCTCTTTTAAATTTAATATAAACCTTTTTACTATTGTATTATGAAAATACTATCTTATCAACAGAGCGGTTATCTAAATGGCTTTATCAACACTAATGAAGCCTATGAATACGCTAAGAATTACCTCGGTATGTATATTAAATTTTTACCTAACTTTTGTAGTAATTTTTCTCAAGTTCAACAAAAGGCTTTAAAAATCTTTTCAAGAAAAGAAATGCCTGTTCTAGATAATAGGCGCATAGATCTTTTAAAAGAGTTTTTGGAAAATATTGGTATTCCTTATACTCAGGAAAAAGTAAAGTGCTCTTCTTTTAAAAGCATTCAAAAAGATCTTTATTTGGATAAAGCCTTATCTAATATATTAGACATTGCTTTTAAGAAGCAAAATTTTAGTATTTTAATTTGTGATAAAAATGGTTATTTATTAGACGGGAACCATAGATGGTTTGCTTACATGCTTTTAAACCCTGAGAAAAAGGTAAAAACTTTACGGATAGAATTTGATTATAATACTCTCATACCTCTTTTAACAAGGTATTCACAGGTTGTTTTAGAAGAAGAATTACGAGAGTAAAATTAAAGCCTCCTATTTTGGAGGCTTATTTTTTACCAATCAGCATAATATTGAAAGGTAAATTCCGGATCATATTTATATAAAATAATCTCTAACTTAGTAAGTGTTTCAACTATATTATAGAAATAATTTTCGTCGTATTCCCTACTTCCAAAAAAGAAACCCTCGCAAGTTGGTAAAAGCTTAGGAGCTTGATCCCTATCTATTAGAATAGTTTTACAAATATTCCTAAGCTCTTCTAATTTAGAGTAAGGAATCGGCATGAAGGTACAATTAATATCATTATCAAAATACCTATCACCTGTAAAAATCGGTGAATGTAATTAGCTTTTCTCCAAGAGATCAGCTCTTGTGAGTGATCTCCTAATAAACTCATATCCAATCCCATTTACTTTTCCACCCATTTATATGCACCCGAACGGTTACTGTACTCATAAGAGATATTAGAGTTTTCCTGTTCTAAAATAAGATAATTGTTATCACCATAACCCGTATAAACTTTTCTAAAGCGTGCAATCTTGGGAGCCATCTTTTTAGCCTCCTCGATATCCTTAGCTTCAAAGGAATGCTTTACAACTCGAAAACCCATCTTAGTAACCGTGAACTTCATAATATTCTCCTTTAATATAAGAATATTATAAAGTAATTTTTAAATAGGTTCAATTGTTTCATGGTATAAAATACACTCATGATTCTTGTCTACTTGTGCGCGAGCAACAGGTTTTATTATAAGCTTATGCGTTTTAGGAGGTGGATTTAAATGCCTATCTAATGCTTCTGCGGAATAACAGCTTTTGAAAAAACAGTCGTTACTGAAATCGTTTTCTAATTTAGTAATTCTTTCTAACTCAGGGATACCGGGATATTTAGGATCGGTTATTTTTAAAGTATCAACAAATCCCTTTACATAAGTTTGAATAAAGGCGTATCTCATTACGCCAGCATGCTTGTTTTTAGCGAGTAAGACAATGTTTTTTAATACAGGTAAATATTTCATTACTTTTCTCCGAAAGGTGGATGATATTTGTATAAAGCGGGATAAAAATCATCGAAGGTTGCTAGTACTCTTATAAGGGTCTTATTAAGATAGGGTTGTATTTCTTTTAGCTCCTCTAATTGCGGTATATTTTTCTCAAGCTCTAACATGGCTTGAAAAGAAGTCATTTGTTCAAAGTCTTTTTTTAAGCTTTCCGCTATAGGATTATGACGAATTGTAAAGTTTATATTTGTTTTATATTTATCCATAATGTATTCCATAATTTCTCCAAACAAAAAGGGAAGCTTAGCTCCCTTTTAAAATTACTTTTTATTCTGATTCGGAAAAACATTCAGCAAATTCCATCGCTTCTTGTCTTTCTACCTCTTCTGCCCAATCAGTTTCTTCACGACGAGCATCATAATAAAGTTCTAATAAAAACTCAAATTTTTCTCTATTACGTTCAACACTGATATCGTGATTCTGAGCATATTCAATAATATTTTCAATAGCTTCATCGACTTTTGTCATTTTATAACTCCTGTTAAAAAATTATTTGATGATTAAATTATAAAGCTTTTTTAGAAATTTGACAATTAATTTTTAAAATATTTTAGCAAAAATAAAGGGCGGAAATTTCCGCCCTTCTGTTTAAAGAAATTCTCTAAATTTCAAGAGAACCAATTCAATACCTAAATCCTTATCAGGGGTAGGGTTACGATAAATACCGGCAAAATTTTCAATGTTTTCTAATTCATAAACAGCATTAGCACTATATGCATCAAACATTGTACCGCTTTGACTGTATTTATAACCGAGAGATTCACAAAACTCTTTGAAAAGTTTTTTGATTTCTGCAAAAGCTTCCAGAGTTTTGTAAATTAGCAAAATGCCCGTTTCTCTACCATACCAATTAGAGCAATCAACGCGAGCAATTTCAAAAGTACCCTGTCCGGCTACTTTAGTGAAAAGAGCGATAAGCTTTTCGGTATTAGTCGTAGGCTTATAATCACCAGAAACACGAATTTCTTTGTAATCTTGCCAATTCTTTAAAGCTCTTGTAACGTTATTCATTTTATAACTCCTGTTAAAATTTATCTAATGAAATAATTATGCCTCAGAAATTTTAAAGGAGCCATTAAAAATTTTTTAATAAAAAAGGAACGTAAAATACGTTCCTTTTATTTAGCCTAATTATTTATTAGCTTTTTTAGCAAGTAACTCTGCATCACATTTAGGACAATATTCGTGTTGTCCTTTTATATAACCATGAATCGGACATATACTAAAAGTAGGAGTTATCGTAATATAAGGAAGTTTGAAATTTGTTAAAGCTTTCTTAACTATCTTTTTACAAGCATCCGAACTACTAATAGCTTCATTCATATACAGGTGTAAAACCGTGCCGCCTGTGTATTTTCTCTGCAGATCATCCTGTAATTCTAAAGCTTCAAAAGGATCGTCCGTATATCCTACCGGGAGTTGAGAACTATTGGTATAATATGGATTAGAAGGAGTACCAGCCTGAATAATATCAGGGAACCGCTTTTTATCTTCTTTTGCAAAACGATAAGTAGTTCCTTCTGCCGGAGTTGCCTCTAAATTATACATAGTTCCCTGTTCACTTTGATAACTTAAAAGCTTTGCTCTAACATGGTCTAAAAACTCTACGGCAAAAGCGTGGCCTTTCTCAGTAGTAATATCTTCTTTGTCGTTAGTAAAGTTACGTATCATTTCATTGATACCGTTTACACCGATTGTAGAGAAATGATTACGAAGAGTTCCTAGCCATCTCTTAATATAAGGATAAAGGCCTCTATCCATATTTTGTTTAAGGGTTTTTCTTTTAAGCTCTAAAGAATTGCGGGCTAAATCCATGAGATAATCAAGGCGATTATAAAGACTTTGCTTATCGCCCTTAAACAGATAACCTAAACGTGCGCAATTTATAGTCACAACTCCAATTGAACCTGTTTGTTCTGCAGATCCAAATAAGCCATTCCCTCTTTTTAAAAGTTCACGTAAGTCTAATTGCAGTCGGCAGCACATACTGCGAATCATATTAGGCTTCAATTCAGAGTTGATAAAATTCTGAAAATATGGTAAGCCGTATTTAGCAGTCATTTCAAAAAGTAATGTGCTGTTTTCGCTATCCCAATTAAAATCAGGCGTTATATTATAGGTAGGAATTGGAAAAGTAAATACCCGACCGTTTTTATCCCCTTCTAACATGATTTCAATGTATGCTTTGTTAATCATGTCCATTTCTTTTTGAAGATCACCGTAAAAGAAATCACATTCTTTACCACCAACGACAGGTTTTTCTTTTTTCAAATCTTCTGGACACCCCCAATCAAAAGTCAAATTTGTGAATGGTGTTTGGGTACCCCACCTTGAAGGAACGTTTAGGTTATAAATAAACTCTTGCAAATGTTGCTTAACTTCTTTATAAGAAAGGTTATCCAATCTTATGTAAGGAGCCATGTAGGTATCAAAAGAAGAGTAGGCTTGTGCTCCCGCAGCTTCGTTTTGACAATTATGGCTTGCTATTCCAAAATCACCTGTAAAAAAACTATGAGTATCATTAACGTTACCGCAAAAAACAGGAACTTTTTTATCTAATTTAATACGCTTTGTGCTTCTTACGTAAGCCTTTAATCTATCAATTTTTGTAAAAATAGCATTACCAAACTTTAAATCTTTTGCTTCTACCCAACCTTTAGTTGTAAAGAACTTATGATCAGGTGTACATTTAATAGTATCACCAAAAGCAAAAGTAAACTCTATTAGTTCATCAACTTCTTTATAAACCCCAATATCTGTCATATGGGATTTAACTACTTTTCCTGTTTTTTCATTAAAGGAAAGTACATCAAGCTCTTTTATGTCTTGATCTAAACATTCCTGAAAAGTAATAGTTGAGCCATCTGCTTTCCATATTTTAGTATCACCTGTAAAGCAACAGCAAAGATGATTTAAAGCCTGATTCAAAGCACTGCTTAAATGTTTAGGGGGATTACTTTCTATTTTACCGGCAATACCGTTCATCCCTTCTCTTAAAACATTTTTTAAAGACCATCCACAACAATATATAGAAAGCATATCGAGGTCATGGATATGGATATCACCGTTTCTATGAGCTTGTCCAATTTCCTTAGGATAAATTTTGTTGAGCCAATAATTAGCGGTTACTTTGCCCGCAACATTCAAAATCATACCACCTAGGGAATAGCCTTGATTAGCATTAGCGTTTACTCGCCAGTCGGCACGGGAAAGATATTCTTCAACGGAGCTTTCCGCATTTATATTACCAAGAGAAAGATTACGTTGAGCATCCCGCATATTGCGATATGTAATGTAAGATTTAGCGGCTTTGAAATAACCCAACCCCATCAAAACAAACTCTACTTCGTCTTGAACAATTTCTATATGGATAGTAGGTTGATTTCTTTTTTCAAGTCTTTCAATGACTAATCTAACTACGTTATCTACATCCACAAATTCATTACAGGATTTAGCAGATTGATAAACAGCGTTATAAATATTCTTGGGATTGAATTTGGCAATACTGCCATCACGTTTTTCTATATATTTTATCATATTATTTGCAATTGATAAAAATAAAGGTTCTAAGTATTTTAGAACCTTTTTTGGAAAATTTGAAGATATTTTATTTAACCCATTTAACCGTATCTTTAATCACTTTAGCAGGAACGGTAATAACTGTCCCTTTTCTATTAGCAATCATAATGATTTGATAACTACCATTCTGCATTATTGCAAAGGTATCTTCTGCTAAAACGTAGGCATCGGTACCACCAAAATCAATAACATCACCCGGTTTACTCTGAGACAAAACTTCCATGTATTGTTCTTGTTCCTCTGCAGGCATGGAGAAAATCACATTAGTAAGAGTGGAAGCTGTTAATCTTTTTTAACATTAATAATCATAGTATTTCCTTTAATTATTTAGCAATAGGGATATCTTTAGGATCGATTGCATTAATAAACTTAATTAAATTATAAGCATCCTGAATATCTTTTATAAAATTATCCATATCTTCTTCCCTTACATGGTAGGAAGATCCCATAACATAAAAACCCTCCCTATCATTATAACCAATATCAGGGAAACCGCCGTAACTATCATCTTTAATAGGGGAAATCTTAACATTCAATATGGCCCTTGTTCCCCTAAGATAATAGTAAATATCTACGTCATAACCGTATTTTTTGCCAGCACTCTTAATCTTTTTATAAACGGGATTACTATCTAAATCATCCTCGTCTACAAAATTATCTTCTTCTAATTTTCTAACATCGAGAATATTAGGAAGAGGCGCAGCCTGTAATCTTTTTTTAGCATTAATAATCATATTATTTAAAATAAATAGTAAAAATAACTTTTTCGCCAAATTCTATATATTCAACTGTTGCAATATTTAGAATCTGTATTCTATTGAAGGTCTTTGTTTTAGTAATCTTTGTAGGAATATCAAAATATTGGTTTTCTTTAGTCTCTTCATTCCAGTAAGAGTAGTAAGGTGGTAAAAAAGCTCCTTCAAATCCATCTACGCTTTGAATATAATAATCTTGTCCGTTCCTATCGCCAAAGTATTTTGAAACTATAAGAATATTTTTTAAATCTTGCCTTATACGTTCCTTTACCTCTTTATCAGAAAACTTAAAAGCGCAAAGCCTTTCTTTAGCATTAATAATCATAATTTATTTATAAGTAACAGTTAAAAGTTCTTTTTTATCGAATGGGATTACTTCGATAATAGCAATATTAGCGACATTTATCTTTTGACCATTGGAACTTATTTTGATAGGAACTTTAATAAGCGTTGATTCAGAATCCCAGCTCTCACTATAGTCAAAGTTTTCAAAATCCTGGTATTTAAAGAAATCTGTAATTTTTAAAGGATCATCATCGTCTTTAGTTACGTACCAGTTTTTACCGTTTTTAGTATCAAAAAATGTACACTGAGCTACGAAGTAATCTTGAATACGATCTTTAATTTTTCGCTGCACATCGTAATCCCGTAAAGTAGGCTTACGAGCAAGTAGTCTCTTTTTAGAATTTACTATCATACAAACGTACCTTAGCATTAACTTGAACAATCGGTTTTACCAAAGTCCTTACATGGAGTCTTTGAATATTATAACCTCCCGCAAAAACACTTTCTACAGAAACCGAAGCTTTTGTTCCTTGAATAACGCCGTTTAATCTTCCTTTATTAATTGACCAGTTAATGCATTTAACAATTTCACCGGCCTTCTCATAAACTCTATTCATTAAATCTAAGATAGCGGCATCAGCAGAATTTTTAGCTTCTCTTCTGAGATCGTCATCGGTAGCGTACCTAAAATGAACATATGCGCTAACACTCTCACCTGCTAAACGAGCCTGTTGTTCACTTCTAAATTTAGAATAATAAGCTTTAATACTTAAAAGATTTTTATAACCGGCTTCTGTTAATTCTTCTCTAAACTGTTGAATAGGTTCAGGAGCATCATTTAACCGATTATCTTTCCAAGCTTTTCTAATTTCCCGCTCTTTTTTGCGTTCATCAAATTCCTGAGCTTCTTTTAACTTAGAGAGCTTTTCGTTGATATCCCGAATAACCTGAGCATGATTAAATACAAATTCGTATTCCCAGCGATTTTCGAAAGCGCCTTTTTCAAAAACATACTCGGGATCTTTTCGCCAGTCATCGCCTATTTCAATATTAAGAACCGGATGAACATCTTTCCAATTATCAAAGAGGAAATTATCGCTCCATTCTTTTTGATATTTCTTAACAAGAGCGGGATCCTTGGAAGAATACTTCTTTTCTTTTTCGTAAAGTTTATCTAAAACCTTTAAAACCTTTTCTGTTTTTGATTCCATCTCTCAATCTCCTTATAACCTTTATTTTAATAAAAGTTTTTAAAAAGATCAATTGTCTTGCACAAACATCGTGCAAAAATAAACGGAACCATAGGTAGAAGCTAAACTTGAAATTTTACCAGTTGCGAAAATTCCTGTAATAGAAATAGTTCTATCGCCGTTAGGTAAAGGATTATTTAGAAAAACCCAAGTATCTACACAAACATAATCTTTCTTAAAAACTACATTGTAGTTATCCTCATAGGGAACAGCGTCGTATTCCTGACAAATATTTTTAGAAAGTTTTGATAAATTTGAAGAGCATTTTTAGACGCCATATCCGAATAAGCCATTACTTCAAGATGCCTAGGCTCATGTGTCATGGTTTTAAAAATAAACTCAGGACAAGTTTTGCGGAAAGCTTTTAAAATACCATTCATTATTTATCCCCGCACTTCTTTTCGGAAAAACATTTACGCTCCGCAAATTCCCCTTTCTTACCAATATTAAAAGAGGAAACGGGACGATGATAACCCATCACGCGGGTCCAAATTTCACATTTTGTTCTTTCAGAATCGTTTAATTTTTCCATAATATTTCCTTAGAATTTGAAGTTTAGTAATCATCCTTACCAATAGCCGTATACTCATAGCTAATCGTGATTATTAAATCCTTTCCCTTATAAGCATACGTGGCTTCCCAAATATCAAGCTTACGTTCAGCCCCTGTCTTATCGCTTACAAAATACGTATAAAAATTGCTGAAAAACAAATCAATTAAAGTAGGCGTTTCGTAATTTGGCGTTCTATCTATACTCGTATTATCCCAATAAAAATCATAAGCACGTAATCCTGCAAAAGCTAGGTTAGTTGGGAGCTTGTTTGCTACAGCTTTCCAATTACTATACCAAATATCAGCAATTTCTTTTAAAGTAATATCACAGTTTTTAACGGTTAAAATAATAGTTCCATCTTTTCTTTTATAGTAAGCTGGTTTCTTTGTAATCGGTCTTACAAAAATCCATGTTATCCAATCTTTGAATTTCATAAAATTTTTACTCCTTTATTTCGAATACCAAGAATTTTTCTAAAAATTCCCTTTCTTCGTATTGTACCACCGAACCATCTTTTTCTAAAACTAAAAAGTTACCAAAATGAATTGGCTCCATAGTTTTTTCTATGTAAGTATTATCTTCAGAAGAAATGCAAGTATGATAAAACCAAAAGGGAGGTGGAGAATCAATACCATACTGAAACGCGGTTATAACTTCTCCTTGGATGTATTTTTTCATATTCTCTCCCTAATAGGATTTTAGTAATTTCCTTTTCCAAAAAACTTAGCACCTAAATAAAGTATCTTGGCTTTCCATTTAGGTACTCCTAAAACTAACATTCCTTCATAAAAACAATTATCCGCTTCTTTTTTAGTTTTGAGGGCTTGATCATACATAAAATCGTGAATAATTGCTGCTTTAGCATACTTTCCATGAGGAGGAAAAATAGTCCATAAAATACGAGGAACAGAAGTAAGATCCGTCTCATATCCTACCGGAACTACAATGGTATATTCTCTATTTTCTTTAGTACCTTTATAAAAAGAAAATGGAGTAAATACTCGCCATTTATAATGATCTAATAACTGTAAAATAGCAGGAGTAGTAAAAGAACTCATATTCATTCCTCTAAAATACTTTCGTCTACAATAGCTTCGTCCACTACAGCTTCTTCTTGAGAAAAGTAAGGAGTTAAAGCTAAATAAGTTCCAACTAAATTTTCTCCTGCTATAATAATACGTTCACAAATATCATCATAAACCAAAATACGATTAACGTAGATTTCTTTATTATCGATTATTACCGTAGCTGGAGTTTTTACCGTAAGAACAAATAATTTAAAAGGGCCGGATAATTCGATACTCTCTGTATTGGAGAAATGCTTAATATCTACAGAGGAACCGGGATACATAACTCGATACATATCCTGCTTTGCAAATACATTGGCAGTACCAACTAAAGTTCTTAAATCTAAAATGACTGCACTATCTTGTTTATCCATTTTCTATCTCATAATCTACGGTAAACAAATATACGTCTCCCACAGCAGTGATCTTAGCATTATCTCTTACAAAATCTTTAGAGTATTTGGAAATACCTGTGTCAAAAATTGGTAATACCTTTTCATCCATTACGGAATAAAGAGAGTTCCTATCAACCAACTTTTTAGGATACGTAATACCTACACTCAAATAAATACCATCTTCTTCTAAGATTGCTACTTTAATAACGCTATTAGGAATATGAAGAGATTTAGCTTCTAAATTGAGAAAACCACCTTCGTAGTAAATTCTACCCAATTTATAGATATCCTCTTCATCAAATAATACTACCAGTGGAAAAACTTCTGATTTTAAAATACGTGCAAGTTTATTCATATAGTACCTTAGGATAGCGGTTAGCATCGTAAGCTAAGAAACCTTCCTTATTATTATATATGTAAAGGAGTTGATTTTCATCCTTACTTCCGCAGACCTCTTCTGCAGGTTTACTAATTATCTTACCATCCGGGCCGGAGCAATTTATAAAACGTAGGGTTAGTTTGGCAAAGCGATTAGTTTCTTGTGTTTCCTCTAAAGTCTTACTAGTATAATCCTGCAAACAAATCATTCCTCGATATTCGGAAGTATCCCATTGATCACAAGAGCAATTAATGAAGGTAAAAGTTGCCGGCACATTAGAGCGATTGGAAATACGGAAGCAATTTGAAACTTGACCGAAATGACAATTTACAAAAGTAATATTGGCATTTTCTGCATAATTAAAAACACTAATACCATTATTGGAAGTATTAGCAATATTTAAATCAGAAATATAAATACTCTTAGGAGCATAGTCCGTAGTTTGAGAATCTACCGTAGAAGATAAACCAATTTCGATACCATTATAACTAGTGCCTTCTAAAGAGATCTTATCCAAATAAACCGCACCATCGTTACGGAGTTTTAAAACCGCCTGAGAAGTTGCTTTTGGTAAATCTCCGGAAGCAACTACCTGAGACATATCAATATTATTTGTAGCCTTGGCTTCAAAGAAACTGGAAGCAGCTTCCAAACCATTCAAAGTAATGGCTTTAGCGGTAACACTCTTAGAAGTAGTTATGGCAACGTTATTTAAAGAAACCGGTTGCTCACTAATAATTGCATTTTGACCTTCTTGGAATTTAATTTCCTGACCGGAATCCTTATAGCGAATCAACTCATTTAAAGCTTTTAACTGCATTGAATTAATAAGGCTCGTTTCATGAACATCAGAAACGTTTTTCTCTAAAAGAGATACTGAGCCGGTTACTTCTTCTTTTAATGTATTTACATTGCCTTGAATTTCGTTATCTTTGGCTTCCAATTCTGTATCTTTATTTTCCAAGGAAGTTTTCATTTCTCCCAAACGGGTAGAAAGGTCAGCTAATTTAGAAAGAGTGGTTTCGTCTTGTTCCTGTAATGAAGAAATTTCAGCCGTAAGAGCATTATAGGAAGTTTCCAAAGTATCTACTTTTTCCAATAAAGCGTTCACCTGAGCAACGATTTCTTCATTATTTTTGTCTCCGCTTAAATTGCTTGATAAATTTTTAACCTCTTCTCCCAAGGTAGTAGTAGAATCGGTTAAAGCATTAAGGGCATCATTTAGGCAATCAAAGCCTTGTGAAAAATTATTAAGGCAGGCGGTATTATCGGCGACCCCATCTTCCAAATTGTTTAGAGCTTTGGCTTTAATACGATCACCTTTTTTCCAAATAGTTTTTTGGTATTGCATTTATGTTTTCCTTAAAAAGATCTTTTCTATAAAATTTTTGATTTGCCCTAGATTCTATAAAATCCTATAATATAAATAACAGGAGAAAAGATATGTTTTTGAAAACAAAAAGTAAAGCAATCCTTGAAGCGATTTTAAAAAGAACCGCAGAAAAGATGCAAAACAAAGGATACGTTCCCTTAACCTTCGAAGAAAAAGAGGAAGGTTTTGAAGTAACGCTTTCTTCCAATGATTTTGGTACCTACTTAGGTTATACCAAGAATGGTGTTTTCAAAAGCTGTTCTCAACAGATCGATTGGGAACAAATTAATGAAGTTGAAACTTGTACCGATTGCGGTCGCAAGATTTCTGCTGCTAAGTATGTTTTTGAAAAAGAAGGCAAATTATTAGTATTAGGTGAAAGTTGCGCAAGAAAGCATAACCTCGGTTATCTCAACGAAATTGCCGCTTTCTTCAGAGAATATGAAGAAAAAGAAAGTTCCGGAAGCTATTTTCAAGAGATAATTCCTACAACTACTCTTATTAATATTGCTTATAAGGTTATCTCTGAAAAAGGTTTCAAGCCGGCCAACTATCAGGACTCTACTAAGAACGAAATCTTGAGATTTCACGGAGAGTATCCGGAAAAGGCAAATGAGGTTATCGAATTTTGGAGAAATATTTCTCCAAAGAGTGATTTCGAATATACTTGCAAACGTTTAATAGAACAAGAATCGGTTTCTTCTAAAATGGTTGGATACATTGCCGCTCTCGTAAAGGTTTATTTGGCAAAACCGGTTACCAGAAAGGAAGATTTAGCAAGGGAGTTTGTTAAAAAGGAAGAACCCTTCGAAGCAATTATTACCAAAATTTGTGAAAAAGAATATTCGGTTAATAGTTGGGTTTCTGCACATACAACTGAATTTACTCTTACCCTCGAAAACGGCCTCAATGTAGTTTTTAGTAGTTCTGCTAAAAAGTTTCAATCTCTTCAAATAAATGGTAAAATTAAGATAACAAGTTATGTTATTAAAAACGTTTATAAAAACTTAGTAATTATTGGTAAAGTCAAACTTTAAAAGAGGATAAAATGAAATCTAATTCTAGATATAATTACGAGCTTAAGGAAGATGGTCTCTTTTATGTTACTAAAAATGGCAAACTAGTTGCTCGAGTTGCCTTCACATATTTAAATGGAGAAGAGTATAAAGAAGTAGATGAGCCCGATATGTTGTGGGAAAAACCTTATTCTGATATTTGGACCGTAGTAGATAATCAAGCAGAGCTAGAAAAAGACTTGGATAAATTAGAATAACAAAAAAGGGATCCTATTAGGATCCCTTAATTTTTACTTATATGGTTTTAACCATAACTCTGAAGTCTTTTCAGAAGCTTTTTCTAGAACAGTACTTAACTGTCTAATACTTACTTTAGAAATAGTGTTGTCCGCCAATACCCATTCTTTAAAGGTAGTATCAATATCTTGATTCACAGTATGAGCAATAGATAGAAGGCGAGAAATTCTATCTTGAGAAATTTCGTCAGCATCAAATACCATGCCATCAACCTCTACTTTTAAATTCTCTAAATCTTCTGCTCTACTATCTTTCTTTTGAGCCAATTTATCTTTTTCACTAGGAGTATAGGTATAAGGCTCAAACCCTCGGGGAGTCTTTCTATAAATCTTCCCATCTACATTTCCCAAAAGCTTATTATAGTTTTCTTCAGATACTTTTTCAAAACCTTTTTCTAAAAGCGCTTCAATCTGAGGAGCATCTTCTTCCAAAGGATAAGTATCCTGCCTAAAACCTTCTTCGTCAAACTTAATCAAATAAATCATTTTTATCTATTCCTTGAACATCAAACAGATGATTTGAAAGTGTTTTAATAAAAGCATAAACTTCTTAAAGTAAAATTATATCTCTACAAACTCTATTAAAATTTACATTACTATTGAAATAAGTCAGCTTCTTTTTTCAAAAATTTTTTAAATTAGTTGCACTGTATTTTTATTTGAGGTATAATTATTTCATTAAATAAATTTTTAACAGGAGTTTGAAATGAATAAAACTTTAGCAAACGGCAAATTCTCTATTACCCTTGAAACTACAAAAACAGAAGCTAAAATTAGTTTTTTAATTGGCGAAACACCTTTTTGTTTCACTACTAAAGACAAAGGCGATATCGAATTTCTTGAAGACACGTTCACTAATGAGGATATTTTAAAAGGTATTTATAGAGGACGTTTAGGGTTTGTTCAACATAATCGAGCCAACGAGAAAGATTATGATGAATATTTCTTCTCATTATCCTTTGGAAAAAGAGGTTTTACCGTCGCTGTACAACTATTCAATAGAGATATGTACGCTGAATGTATTTGTGAAGGTATTAAACCTCGTAAAGCCGATTATATGGAGAATTTTTTCAAAGAAAATCTTTTTTATAAAGATTTAAAATAAAGTTTTTATAAAGAAAGTAAAAGGGTTAGATATCTAACCCTTTTTATTATTCTAACTCAAACCCCAAGCTAGATAATTCTGTCTTACGTTAACATCATCCACGCGCCCTTGAAAACCGGAATTATTAAGAGTATATACTGTGAAAAAGTTTTTATAAGGATTTCGTGCGGAAGTTAAATTTTGAGTAGTTATTCCCATGCACCACCTAAAAGTTCTTGGGAAATAAACAGTGTCGGGACCGGGAGCATGACCATCCCACTGTCCCCATTGAAAGGTAAAGCCGGTAGAATCATTTCTTATCCAACCATTGGATTGGGCATAAAGCGTCCAGTTACCGCTTTGAATAGTATAACTAGAAACAGAACCATTTTGTTTCGTTACTCTTATAGTATTACCGGAAGCAGTTACTTCTCTTACTAATCCGGCAATAGAATTATTTAAATTAGTAGTACTAGCTAATCCTAAACCTTCTTGCAAAGTTTGCCAATAATTGGTATTTGCTCCCGGAGCGATTATACCTCCATTTTGTGGACCATTAGCGGCTCGACAAATCCACCAATTATTATTATGAAGAACAATATTATTAGGAATGTAATTATTTTGATTACTATAAATCGCTTGACCACCGCTCTGATACCAGTATAAATGCTTGGAAAGAAGGTTTAAAAAACCATTTATATCCAACCGACGAGGAGCATAACCACCTTGATTGAAAGGAATAGAAGTTTTTACCGGAAATCCTTGTTCAAGAGAAGCTTTATCTTGAGAATTTGTTGGAATAATATTATAGTCTCCTTCCGAAGCTATAGGAATAGCTAATCGATCCGGAGCCACTAAATTTTTATCTGCCATTTTATTTTCCTAATAAATCTATTTTTTCAAAGGAAGCTCTTTCTTCCAATATCCTCAAATATTGTTCCATTATGGTTCGCTGCTTTACTAATAAAGCCTTATATTCATAAGATAAGTTTTCTTTTCCTTCATGTAATCTATTATTTAACAAAGTATATTTATTAAGCAAGTCTTGATATTCTTTTTTCATAGCGGTATAATTTAGGTAATTATTTTAATAGGATTTTATATGAATAAATTTGATGCTATTTTTATTAAAAATACAATTAAAAATAAAAGAAAAGATCGTTATACCCTAGCTACAGTTAAAAAATGGATGGCTTCCCAAACTCAAAACGAATACGAAATTAATGAAGCTATTGACAGCTTATTAGTTCGAAATGTTTTTGAAATCATCGAAAGAACTACTCCTCTTATAAAGATAAATAGAGTAGCTTATGAAGATTTAGTCAAAGAATATTCCGAGATTTCCAAAGAAAACCTTATTTCTTCTTCGAAGGAATTACAATCGTGTTTTGAATCTTTAATTCGGTCTTCTCGATCGAAACAGGGGCTTGCTTAAGATAAGCAAAAAGTTGTGTGCCTATCTTTTCCCAATCGGTAGGAGAACCATTATTATACATAGTTTCCGTAATTTCCTGTAACTTTTCGCTGGGAGTCTTTGCCATAAGTCTTTGCTTTGCTTTGATAATCATAGTAATGTCTTGAAAAGGTTTTTAATAAAATTTAGTGTAAATAAGTATAAAGCTTTTTAGGAGAAAATATGAAGCAATACTTAGATCTTTTACAAGATATTTTACAAAATGGAAGCTACCGAAAAGACCGAACCGGAGTAGGTACCTACTCCGTTTTTGGTAGGCAAATGAGGTTTGATCTTAAAAACTCTTTTCCTCTTTTAACTACAAAGAAACTCCATTTAAAGTCCATTATTCACGAACTGATTTGGTTCTTGAAGGGCGATACAAACATTAAGTATCTCCAAGAAAATGGCGTAACGATTTGGGACGAATGGGCGGACAAAGACGGAAATCTTGGCCCAGTCTATGGTCAGCAGTGGCGTCATTATTCAGCAGAAGGAACTTGCGCAACAATTAAGACGCCCTTCGGCTTGTTAGACGGAGTTGTTGTTAATCCCGACAACTACACCGAACAGCAAAAGAGCTTTACGAATCCTTATACATCATATGAAGATCAAATTAGCAAAGTTCTTTGGTATCTCAAGAAATTTCCATTTTCAAGAAGACACATTGTTTGTGCATGGAATCCATTGTTAATTGAACAGATGGCTTTACCTCCCTGCCATTGTCTTTTCCAATTTTTTGTAAGAGAAAAAGACGATAAAAAATATTTATCCTGTCAATTATACCAGCGTTCATGTGATTTCTTCCTCGGAGTTCCTTTCAATATAGCAAGCTATTCTTTGCTTACTTGTATTTTCGCAGATTGCCTAGGATATTATCCGGATGAATTTATTTGGACGGGCGGAGATGTACACCTTTACTCTAATCATTTAGAGCAAGCAAAAGAGCAATTATCCCGAACTCCTTATTCCCCTGAAGCCTCTCTTGTTTTCAAAAACCATCATACTTACCCGTGGGAATATAAGTATGAGGATTTTGAAATCCTTAATTATAAATCCTATCCTGCCATCAAAGCTCCTATCGCTGTTTAAATTATGAGACCTTATATTAACATAATTGTAGCCCGTTCTCGTAATGGAATTATAGGAAAAGATGGGAAACTTCCTTGGTATTTACCGGAAGACCTTAAATTCTTTAAAGAAAAAACAATGGGTTTTCCGGTAATTATGGGAAGAAAAACTTGGGAGAGTATTGGAAAACCTTTAAAAGGAAGGGAAAATATTGTTCTTACAACAAATCCTTCTTATCAAGTTAATGGTGCTATAAAAGTATCTTCCTTAGAAGAAGCTCTTACTCTATTCACAGGAGATATTTTTATAATAGGTGGAGCTACTTTATACAAACAAGCTTTGCCCTTAGCAAATAAAGTTTGGATTACTGAAATAGATAAAGATTTTGAAGGAGATGCAACCTTTGAAGCTTTAAATAAAGAATGGAAACTGATTTGGAGCGAAGAGCATCCAAAAACTGAAAATACTTTAGGGTTTAAATTCCAATGCTTCGAACGTATTTGCCCTTTTAAAATTTCTGAAGTATAATAACTTCATTAGATAAATTTTTAACAGGAGCTATAAAATGAAATTCAGATATGAAGAAACAGAAAACGTTATTTTCAAAGTTTTCCATCGTCGTAAAACAGTTGCAATCGGTTATTGGGACATTACCGAAAAAGGCGAGGAAGTTTTATATTGGCATCTTCCGGTAAACCAAGGTCAGTCGGTTGAATGGCATTGCGCTAAAAGTGAAGAAGAGTTCGAAAAAGATTTAGAAGCTCTTTTAACAGAATAACTTAAAAAGGAAGGTCTCTTGATTAGAGACCTTTTTTATCATGAATCTAAAAATATTCTTACCAAAATTTTGGTTGCTCAATTATCCTTATGATGAGGAAATTGATAATTTTTATAAAGAAATTATCAACCATAGAAGAGAACTAAAATTCTTTCGATCTAGCGAATATGAACTTGTTTTTAAATACAAGGGATATTTCTATAACGTTTGGATTGCCAATAAATATTACGGTTATTTGAGTAAAGTCAGAAAAAGCAAGATAAGTCGATTCCGAGGGTTTTTCAAAGATTTATCCTCGGAAGTTTATTATGCACCTAATAAACAAACTATTTTTAATGATGTAAGGCCTTCTAGGGAAACATTAATAAGTTTTTATGAAAATGTAGAAAAACCCGCTTACTACCGATTACAATTGCTCGGACTACTACATGAAAGCAAGATAGAACGAGAGATTGATTATATTATGCTAAATGGAAATCAGGGTAAAATTATTAAAAAAGATACCAGTATAACCTTTTTACCCAAGTAATAAAAAGGGACTTCAAATGAAGTCCCTTAATTTTTTTATAATTTCAAGGTATTTGGAATACTTTCCTGATTCAGAAGATTATAAACAGCGGTTTTAGCCGAATTCAAATCCGTAATCTCTATCCCTGAACTTTTATAAAGAGTTTCAGGAGATTGAAAGGTATTACCTATTTCAATTTTTATAATCGGATCTTGATTACCTACTATCCAACATAAATATATAAAAAATTGAGGAATAGTGTCAACATCATAATACCAAAGATAAGAAGCAAATCCTATAGATCCTTGTAATGAAAAGATATAGTAATCTATGGATTTATTTCTAGGTTTAATGTTTTTTCCAATATAACTTTCTACTTCTTGAACATACTCTTGAAAAACAGTTGGAATTTTTCCCTCAACACATTCTTCCAAATATTTTAAAATAGTTTTTATAGCATTGCAGATTTTATTCCTGAGTAAAAGAACATAGTCTTCGGCTTTAGAGCTGTCCTCGTTGTTTTTAAAATTAGTGGCTAAAGAAAGTTGAACAAAATCTAATTCATCTAATTTTTCATATAATTCTTCTAACAATGAATACTGTCTTTTCAAAAGTTCCATGTTCTCAGTATTCAAAGAAACCTTTACCTTAGCTGATAAATTGTAGCTCTTTTTCTCAACTCTATTAGCTAAGGAAGATAAAGTTTTAGCAAGAAGAGTTTTTTGATATTTGGCTAAACCGATTAATTCGTTAATATTTTCTTCAAACTCTTTTAAAAACTTTATAATATCGGTAATATACCGGAATGCAGGAATATTGTCAGTAAACATAATTTATTTTAAAAAATTCTTTTACTATAAAATTTTCTAAAAGATTGTGATCTTTACAAAAAAGTCTAAAATAAAAAATAATAAGGTAGTAGAAATTACTGCTACAATTGTTAAAAATAACAAATCATTTTTAAACATATTTTCTCCTTAAGGTTGATACCTCCAATTAGAGGTAACAGGATTTGTAGTTGTGTTTGGAGTAATTGGTTTTCTCTTAGGTAATAGATAAAAAAGCTCAGCCGGTTGAATAACTCTTACATTAATCTCATAACCAAACATTTGACGATTACGAGTATTCATCCAAGTTTTATCCTGAACCATTAAGGCTTTTCCCCACATACTTTCTATAATAATATCAGTAGGTTCTATTTGAGGAACGTCCGGAGACAAAATAATTTGAAAATTATCAGTAGAATCCAAAATACTTCTATTACCGGATTTTTGAAGTTTAGGTAATTCAATATAAGAACTTTCCTCACTTAAATTCAATTGAATTTCTAAATGAGTTATAGTGGTAGGTTCTTCAAAGCAGCAGGAAATTGCGTGCTCTTTACCATCACAGCAAGCTAAAATATATTGATAACTAATTTCTTTTCCATCTAATAAAATACAATGGTTTAATTGCTCTTTACCATTCAATAAACGAAAAGCATCTACAGAGACTGCTCCTTTAGGTAAAACTACTTGAGTAGAGATCATGGTAACAAAGGCTGAAAAAGGAGAAGTTTCAAAACGAATCTCTCCCTCCATTTTTTCAAAATTCTCTACCGTAATAACTTTACGATATCCTCTGAATAAAGAATACCCTCCTACGAATCCAGTTCCAAAACAAATAGGACAAAAAACATCGGTAAGACCTAAACCATCATCATCGAAACTTTCTAAAAAATTATCAACCGTACCTACAAAACCATTTTCATCTGGAATTGGATTAATTGGATTATCTTCTATAAAAGGCTCATCAAAATCATCAAAAGATTTTCCATAAGGAGCAATATCGTACTTTCCTCCTTGAAGAAGCTGATTGATCATTCCAACCGAGGCTTTACCGTCTTTACCTAATCTTGTATTAATTTTCTTTAATTTCTTTTGGCAAGAGCATACCTCACCACTGGTATGATGATTATATATACAACTTCTAATTCCTTGAACTCGAAAAGCTGCCATCATCTTTTGTTGTTGAACATCTGCTAATTTTTCAACGGCAAAAGCAGCATAGTCTGAGGCTCTGACGTTAGGAGGTAACGCTCTATTGTTTGAAGAAATAATACAAGGCATTTTTAAACTCAGTTGATATTTTTATTAAATTTATATAAAATAAAAATTATAAGGAGAGTGTAATGAATAAAAGAACTTTGGCAAATATGCTGAGACTCCGTTTTGGAGGAGAATGGGAAATTTCAAAAGAAGAAATTAATGGAGTTTTAAAAGGAACTTCTATTAATTTTCTTATATTTGATCTTGAGAAGCTTTTAAATATTTTTAGTGAAAACGTAGATTTTCGTATTGTAAATCATTTAATGGTAAGACCAAAACTAGAATATGTTTTTGGTAGTTTTAAATTGGATAATGACCAAGAAACTAAATGGTATTTTACTATGAGAAAACACAAAGATTATGATGAAACCTGTTTAACCTTTAAAAAAGATGTTTTTTAAAATTAAAAACCTCCTAAAATTAGGAGGTTTTGTTTTATTCCGGCCAAACTTCTAAAGCCTGCTTTCTATATTTAGTAAGACTATTATCAGAAGTTTTCTTATCGTAAAACCGTCCAAGAGGAGAGTCTTTATAATCTTCTCCCATAAGGAAAAGGGTTTTCTTTATTAAATCTTCGATTTTCTTAGTGTCGGGATAATATACTTTTCTATCATCAATATCGTCAATCCAGTCTTGTACTTGTGGATTAAACGATTCATTGTACAAATAAAGAATGGCAGATCCTACGGTCTTGGGTGCCCAATAAAAAGTCTCACCATCTTCATCACTTGCTTGAACAACAAAATTAAGAGCTCTTAAAAGTTCTCCCTTAACTGTTCCTGTCGGTTTTTTAGGATTAGGAACGTATTGTTTTGTTAATTCTTTAAGCTCTGCTCTAGGATTAGAAGCAACTAGTCTTTGTTTAGCATATATTTTCATAATATTCTCCGTATCTATAAAAAGAATTATATAGCAAAAATCCTTTTATAGCTACTTTATAAAGTCATGTAATCAGGCATTTTTAAATCAAAAGGAAGATATTTAGGATAAGGTAAATTCTTACCTATGTTTTCTAAAGTCTTTTTCTGATCTAATCCCTTTTCTTCGTTAAACTGAAGGATAGCAACTTGCCAATTAGTATAATCCGTTAGACCGATTTTATCACTTTTAGCATTTAAGAAATTTACTAAAGCTCTCTTTTCCTTAGAATTCAAAATCCACGGTTTCTTAGAATCTTTATGGGTAACGTACTCTGCTTTTCTAAAAAGAATACGTGCTACTTTATCCGCACCTACAAAAGTATCAGAGTTGAATACTTTAAAATACTCGTTTCCTACTCTTCTAGGATCAGGGCTTACTATAACTACCATTGGAATAGAATAGTCTCTTCCTATAGTAGCCATAGCATCTAAACATTCTTGAGCAAATACTTTCATAATATTCTCCGTATAAGGAGATTATAGCAAAATTATTCCCATCGTTTGATAGCTTCACTAGTAAAAGAGGTTTTACAGTTATATTTATTGGGAACTTTTAAAAAGCCTTTCTGATAAATGGTATCTACACAAATCTGCATTAGTTTGTAGAGATCTTTTTCGGTATAAGGCTTATTCTCATAGGTTAAAACCCATTTAGCAATCGGAGTATTAAAAGTTTCTTTCAGAAGATAAATAGCACAGGAACCGCATTCCATCGAAACGCCCCATCCTTTCCAAAAGTAATAACCATTATTTTCGTAATTATAGAAAAGGATATTTAAAGCACGGATAATTTTACCAGCCTGAAATCATTTAGTCTCAAGTATTGAGGTAACGTATGCACGAGCATAGGGGAAACGATGAAAGTAGCCTTATTAAGGGGATCATCCTCGGGAAAGGGTATTGAGTCATCATGGCTCCAGTTGGAAATGCCATGGCGGTGGTCCAGATTTAGGTAAGCGCCGCTAAACTTTCAGGGAGCCTTCGAGCTCCCTTTTTCTTTACGAATCCTTACAAATGTGCGCCCCCCCC